AACCCTTCTGGTGTTCCTTCTGAAACACTACCGGTGCTATATGTAACCCCTTCGTATTCAATAGTCATAGAATTTTCCACAGGTTCATTAGCACTGTAATCAACATCGCCGTGTTTCCAACTCTTGATTCTTACACCGTAAAATTTATATCCATTATATCGTTGTCTACTCATAGTATACAAACTAATATGTTCAAAAAATCTCACTGGCGTATCTACGTCCATGCCGTACTTGACACCGGCAAAATAGTTTTCATGTCTCCATAATTCTTTGCTGTCGTGAGCGCGATCATTACCGAAGTATTCATAGTATGCTGCCCATAATGCATTCATAATACCACCATTGTCGTCGTGGAAGGTAAATGTTACCGGATCATAGTTAATCTGTTTATATACTACCTTCTTACGATTGTAAGCATTTTTTGTTACCGTATCATAAGTGAATGACGGCAGTGTAGCTGTTTTGATCAATAAACTCACTTCTTGATCTGCTTTAGTGCTGGTCAAGTTCGGCGCCTGCGGCACAGTTGGATCTATTTTAAATACCGCGTAATAAAGAAACTTAGTTCGAGGCGCAAGTCTGTAGTAGTTTTCTACGAAAACGTCAGTGGCATGCTGGAAATTCGCCAACACGCCTTTGGGGCCGCCGGTGCTCTGAGTAAGATATCTAGTGAATTTATTGCTCATACAATATTTAGCCACAAAAAAACCCGGACTAGCCGGGTTTTTCGTAATCTAAAACTTAGATTAAATACCTGCTCCCGATTGTCCAATGGACATCGTGCTGGCTGTGCTTCTAGTATTCAACGATCCTACGCCTGATCCTGGTGCTATGCTTGGTAGATCAGCCTGGATTGCGTTATCAAAGCGTATCGTTAGGGCAACAGTCATGAACTCGTTGGTTCCATAATTGTTATCGCCATAGTCAACGTTCTGTACAAAGCAGCCATACAGTTCCCATGTTTCAAGAACGTTGGCTGTGTTGTTAGGACCGTTACCACCGTCTAGAACTTCGATTCTAGCAGTGAACTTGTAGTCCTGTCCGCTTCTTGCTGAACTCTGCTCCATGAAGTCGAACTGCTTCTGGACCTGGGCACCAACGAAGTTGGTGATGTTTCCGGAAGCGTCGTCTCTTAGGTTTAGAGTGATTGTTTCCCATGTGTACTTACCAGCCAAGTATATTCTTGAGTTGTAAATCTCGATAGGAATTTCTTCGAACGATACTTTTGGTCTAGCAACGTCGATGACCTGTTTAGTCAACTCTGTGGTTTCTGATGTTCCGAAGCCAAGTAATGTAACTCTAAATCTATACTTTAATTTAGGCATCAACATCGAAGTGTTGACGCCATTGTCTGGCTGTACGGAATAATTGATTAATGATGTGATTGCCATTTCTTATGCTCCAGTAATATATTTATCTTTCGAAATCACTTAGATTTCTCCAGTGTTCTTGAGACGCAATGGAATGTAGATGAATTCAACGGCCTTAGTTGGCTCAATGGCAACGTCTACATACAATTCGTTTCTATCAATTCTTGCTGGAGTATTGTTGGATTCATCACAAACGACAGCAAAGTCGTAGATAGCTCTTAAACCAACAAGTTCTATCAACAAGCTCTCTACAGCGCCTTTGATTTCATCTCTGGTTACACGATCGTTTGGTTCAAATATGTATGGACGAGCTAGTTTAGATAGCTGGTTACGTAAGTAAACTACTAATCTTGCAACGTTGATTCTATCCAATGCGCTAGCATTCCTTGCACGAGTCTTCTGACCATAAGCTACTAAACCTACACCAACAAAGAATGGAATTGGATTGATCTTCAATTCGTATAATGTATCTCTCTGTCCTGTATTTAGAGACACACTAGTGAACTCGCCTGTGTCGGCGTCGATGTATCCAACTGCTGTAGCGTTAGAAATGCCGCCTCTACGTGTACCAGCTGGTGCAAACCATGGATAGCTGACCTGATCACTTAATGTCATGGTTCTTAGCATCATATGGCTAGCTGGTACTACGGCGTTTGCTCCGCTTAGATCTGTTGTAAATCCGTTTGGATAGTAAACTGCACAGTACTCATCATATGTAACGATACCTTGATCACCATTGTCTAGTGCTCCTGCTGCGTTAGATCCCCAATTGCTTAGAGATGTTGCATCGGGCTGTAGTCTTAATGGTGTATCACCGATAACGAACGCTGTTACTCTACGATCAATGTTTAGATTGATCAAGTTGCTTAATAGCTCTGGATATCCAGGTGCAGCGATTAAGTTAAAGTTACGACGCTCTTCATCACGTGCTTCTAAGCTAGTATCAACTACGCTCTTCAATCTTTGAACAACTAGTGATCTCTGAGCCTTGCGACCAAAGCTACCAGATCCGTCTTCGTTGTTTGGTGAAGCTGTTACCCAACGGTCTGTAGCATAAGCACTCATGCTTTCTCCTGATACCCATGCATCACCGTTGTCTGAATTCACAGCATCGTATCTTGCATTATCAGAGTTAGTATCGATATAGCTGTTAGAGAATCTCTTGACATTGCCACCGCTTCTACGTAGATTCCATAACAGCATTCCTTTTGGATAAAGTGCTGGATCCGGTGCATCTGGGTCTAGGTAATTGCTGGTTAACAATGTCTTGATCGGTGCTGCTACATCGCCTGTTGCTCCGCTGCTTCCAAAACGTGCATCAGCAAATAGCACACCGTCTTCAGTGGTTTGATCTGTTTTATCTATCAATACCCAACGATCGACAATAGTGTCACCTGCATTAGTATCATATTTGTAAATTGTTGGGAAGTTTTCTAGGTCAGCTGTGCTGATCCATAGATCGCCATCAACTAGGGCTGAAGCATCGCTTTGCTCTGTTGGCATGCTGGCTCTCACCAATGGACCGTTTGGATCTGTATTTGGGAAAGCTGTGCTATGACGATATCCTACCCATGTGTTACCGTTGTGATACATAACATCAACTTCTGCAAAGGAAGGATTGTACCATAGCTGACCATCTGCTGGCTCGTCTAAAGGAGCATCGTTCTTAGCATAGAAGTTCAATGCTGCCATTGGCTTCCAATTTGATGCTAGATATGTATCGGAAGGTGATCCAAGTACCAAGCTAGAAACGCTTGAATTTAGATCGTATAGGTTAGCTGTTCCTAATCCTGTGTCTACACTGAATACTGTGAAGATGTTGTTCAATGGTGAACCGGTGCCCTCACGTAATCTTATTTCTCCGCCTTTGGTGTGGCTGATTGTTACTTGATTGTCTGCGGTTACAGAAGCTACTACGTTATTGGTTATTGCATCACCATCAACGTCAACGAATGTAGCTGCGTTGATAGCAGCAGCCATTGCGTCTGCATCTCCTGCGCTTGCTGAAGCATCAAATTCTACAGTTGTTTCAGCGCTCATTACATTGCTGCCTGGGATCGACTGAGCTAGGAAGAATGTTTTTGTTCCCGCTGTGTACGAGCTGCTATCTACCACATCAGAAACGATTGTTGTAGCACCTGTTGCGGCACGAACCCACATTCTTAGTTCTGCGGTTTCGCCTGACTCTGTCGGAGATAGACTTGGAGTTCCTGTGTATTCTCTTGCATTGTATTGTGTGAATACTGCATCTAAAGAAACATTCAACCCACCGCCTGCTCTATCTAGATTGTAAAGGGCATCATGACCATTTGCATACATTGGAGCTTCGACTGCTACCCATGTGCTGGTATCATTATTCCAACGTTTTACACGGATTCTAGCTCCGGAATTTGGCTCAGTGGTCTTGACCCAAACAGAACCTGTTGGGAAACCTTGCACTGTGCTGGAATTCTCTGATCGTTTCCATGTTGGGCGTAGTGTGTGAGGAGCATGCTCTACCTGAGGAGCAAGATATGTTCCTACTGTGATCTTTAGATCAGTCAACGGTGTATTGGTTGCATTAGCTAATACTATCGCACCGCTCAATGAAGAGTCACCAGCTGAATCTGTAGCACCGTCACTGTAAAGGAACAGTCTGCTTCTCGACACGCTGGCTGTAACACCTGTTACTCCACCTGTATTAATCGCATCTTTCAATGCTTCTAATCTATCAGCTACTGTTGTACCAGATGGAACAGTTATTGTAGTTCCGTTGATAGTAAACTGATCGCCTTGTGTCAATGTTGTAATTGCTGCAGAACTGCTGGCTGCTGGCCAACTTGCTGCCCAGTCGTTGCTACCAACTAGTACCCACTGTCCTGGGTCTACGCCATAGGCTGTGTTGCCTGGGCTCTTGAAGTAATATCTGGCTAATTCTTCTTCTGCACCAAACGAACCGTCGCCGTCAACTGTCTGCCATACAACACAGTAATCACCGATTGTACCTACAGATGCCTTAGGTGCATTGTTTTCGATTTGGCTGATTTCGTCATCGGTCAATACCAATGGAATCTTGGCTGCAAATTTCTGTCCGCCTGCAACACTGGCTAAATTGCTGTTCCATTCTTGGATACCAAATGCACTGGCCTGTGTGTCTACCCACCATGTGCCGTTAGCAGGTGTTGCTCCCGGAGCGTCAGTGGATGGTGCTAATTCGTTTAAATCTACATCAGCTCTTAGGATAAAGGCTGAGTTGCTGACTCCTAGCAAACTATAAGCTGCTAACAATCCATATTCATTTCTTTCGCCGCCATGCACTGGTGTCGAACTTGCTGTCTGTTCAAAGAACGGTACACCATATAGTTCAACTAATTCTCTCTGGCTAGTGACTCTAAATACCTTGCCGGCGTTGGCGGCAAGCGTTCCTGAAGCAACGGCTGTGCCTGCTCCGTTCAATTTATTTTCTGCGGTAGCAACAACAATAAGAGGAACCGTACCTGGTTCAGCTGGAGTATAAAAACTCTCGTCAATTACTGTTACTTCTACGCCGGGTGATGTTAGTGCCATCTTGTATCTCCTGGTATGAAACTTACCAAGTATTTAGCGAGTTTGGATGAAAACCGCTCGTTTAAAACTAAGAAAAGGGGCGAAAAAGGTTTAAATAATCGTATGAGACCATTATGCAAGTGCGGTTTAAGACCCAAAGCGATTAATTATAAAAAAGGGCGTAAAATTTATTATCGCAGTCTGTGCGAGATCTGTCTCAAGCACGGAGAATATCACGGAATACCTAGATGGGCTCGATCTGGATATAAGATGAAATCAGTCTGCGAGAAATGCGGCTTTAAATCACCACATAAAGAAGTGTTTCGTGTATTTCACATGGACGGCAATCTCAATAACTGCCGTCCTAGTAATCTTAAAACTATTTGCTGTAACTGCTCTCTGGTGTTAAGCAAGGAGGGAATCTCTTGGCGCCAAGGAGACCTCATCGCCGACTACTGATCTTACTTTATTGTAAAGATCTTCTATGCTGCTGTCGTTGACTATTTCATAGTCAAAATCAGTTCCTACCCATGCCCACTCGGAAGCATGTATTTTCATTTTGTTCAGATGATGAGCGCAGGTAGCATCGCCTTCATTGGCTGCACGGGCAATATGATACCAATCGGGTAGCTCGCCTCGCTTGACCCAAATGACTTTTCCCCCTGCTCTTTTAATGCTGGCTATCTCGTTAGGAAAGCGGCAATCAGAAATGACTACATTATCTTTACTATTGCGAAGTTTGTTTTCTAGACTAGCGATCCAAATATCATCATGAAATGCTCTGCGACAGACCTCTGTACCCCAGTATTGTAATACCCAACGCGGAGTCAGTGTAGGCATAGCCAAGCGTTCAGCCCACCATGGATCTACCTGTTCTCGCCATTCGCGAGCTTCTTTGGTTCTACCTTCTAGTAATGTTCTGTCCCATCCGAATACAGAACTTACAGCATCTTTGAGAGTACTGGCAAATGACTCGCGTCTAAATTCGTGAAAGTTAACTAGATAATCGGCTACAGTGTCTTTGCCCGACCCGATCCATCCACAGATTCCAATAATCATAACAGTTCCTTTTTTGAACTATTATAGATTACAAATCGTAATGTGTCAACCAGTTATCCAGGTATAGCCTTGGCCGCCTGATACTAATGTTTCGAGCTCTTTAGTCAATCGCTCTAAATCGGCCGAAGCTTCGGATTTTAGAGCAGCACCGTTCAGTGCAGTACCGCCTTGTGGACCTGCGATGCTGGCAAACTTTTCACGGGCTTGTCCTAGTATCATCTTGCAATTGGCCAGAGTATAATCTTTGATCCATTGTCCGCTGTAGGTATCTGTAATAATACTTACATCTGGTTTGACATTATAAACCCAAAGTAAAACTTCTTCATTAGTTCTTGGGCGCTGCTGTATGATCAGTTTATGAGCCTGCGGAACCCAAGTGAAATTTATAAAACTACCAAACATCTTACCCACTAATTCTTGATATTGAGAAAAAAGTTCGTAGGTAAGTAAACCGCCCATGTTAGTGCTGCTGAGCAAGTATGTATTAGTATAGGCTAAATTGAACGGCTCAAAAACAGTACCGCCTGATCCGCTGCCTGTTCTTGATCCTATGCTTCTTCTAAAAATCTGCCGCACTTGTTGGATTTCTTTTGGCAGAATGTATTCATTTACATCTTCGTTTAGCGTAAGAAAAGCATAACTTTCTTCTACGG